CCTGGCGGTGGCCGCGGGTCGGCGGCGCCGGATGCGCGCCAGTTCGAGGCGCTCCCGAGTTAATGACCCGCGACCGCCATGCCAATCCCGTCAACTGATCACGTTCGGCAAGCGCTTGAGCGCCTTGCCGCCGACAGGGACTTCCAGGTTGTTCTGGAGCACCTGCGAGGCCTTCAGGCCGGCGCCATCGAGCGAGCCGTGGGATCCACGGACCTGCTACTGATCGGCCGGGCCCAGGGGGAAGCGCAACTGCTACTGGACCTGCTGGCCCTGACGGACCCGGCGAGCGATCGCCGGAGAGCATAGACCCGGCCCGACTGGAGACCGGATGACGAAGGCGGCGGGATCACCGGCAACGGCTTCCGTCGGAACACCGCGAGGTTTCGCGGCTCGAGAGGTAACCGTTCCATGGGTATGCCACGTGCAGTGAAGGAAGCAGGTGAACGCAGCGAGCAGGCACTCGCGGCGCTCCAGGCTCAACAGCAGGCCGAGCAGGACCAGCCCCCGCAGGGTGATCCGCCGGCGCCGGAAGGCGAGCAGGGCGATCCGTCCAACCCGCCCGAAGGTGCCGACCCGACACCACCGGAAGGTGGCGGCAAGCCGGCCAAGGACGAGTTCCGGGACAAGTTCTTTGTCCTGAAGGGCAAGTACGACGCGGAGGTTCCGCGCATGGCTGCCCAGGTTCGTTCGCTGCTGTCGAAGACCGAGGCGCTCGAAGCGGCCAATGCCGAGCTCCGGAAGCAGGTCGAGTCCGCGCCGAAAGCGCCGACCGAGCCGCACCCGGACGAGGCGGCGCTCGTGAGGGAATACGGCCCGACGATCGTGGAAACGATCGAGCGCATCGCAGACCGCAAGGCTGCCGAGCGCGTGGCGCCGCTCCAGGGCAAGGTCGAGGAATCCGAGGCCGAGCGCAAGGCTCGGCAGCAGCGCGAGGAAGCGGACCGCAAGGCCGCCGACTTCGCCGAGGCTGTCGAGGACCTGGTGCCGGACTGGGAGGCGATCGACAAGCTGCCCGCGTTCCAGGCCTACCTGGCTGAACCTGGTGCCGATGGACGGCAGCGGCAGGCAGTCCTGATCGAGGCTGCGCAGAAGTTCGATGCGGCGGGCGCGGCCCGCATCTTCGTCGCCTTCAAGCGCACGCCGGCCGGCCAGGCTGCCACGGGCACCAAGCCGCCCGCTTCCAAGACCGATCGGCTGGAAGGGTTGAGGGTGCCGGATACGACCGGGCGTGACCGCGGCAACGGCGGGGGCAAGAAGGTCTGGACCAAGGCGGAAATGACCGCCTTCTACAAGGACAAGGCCCTGGGCAAGTTCGCGAACGACCCGGAACGAGCCAAGCAAATCGAGCGGGACATCGACGACGCCGCGCGCGAGGGCCGGATCAGAGGTTGATCCTGCCGGAGCGGCACGGATGCCGTGATGGCCTTTTGAATCCACTCCAAGGAAGGAGTACGTCACCATGGGCGTTCAGTCCGCCAGCGGCTTCCCCCAGAACTCCGGGACTCTGATCCCGGAGATCTGGGCGGGCAAGCTGCTCACCAAGTTCTACGCGGCAACCTGCCTGGCCGAAATCGCCAACACCGACTACGAGGGCGAGATCAGCGCCCAGGGCGACAAGGTCAACATCCGCACCACCCCGGACATCGACGTCAAGCCGTACATCAAGGGCCAGCCCCTGACGTACCAGACGCCGGAGACCGACCTGCGCGAGCTGCTGATCGACCAGGCGCTGTACTACGGCGTGCACGTCGACGACATCGACAAGTTCCAGGCCGACGTGAAGTTCATCGAGGCGTGGACGGCCGATGCCGCCAAGCAGGTGAAGATCCGCCAGGAGCGCCTGGTCCTCGCCGACATCTACGCCGACGCCGCCCCGGAGAACGCGGGCGCGACTGCCGGCAAGGAGTCGGGCAGCTTGGACATGGGCACCCTGGCCGCGCCGCTGGAGCTGACCAAGCTCAACATCGTCGACTTCCTGGTCGACATCGGCACCGTGCTGGACGAGCAGAACGTCCCCGACGAGGACCGCTGGGTCATCCTGCCGTGGAACATGGTGGCGATGATCAAGACGTCCGAGTTGAAGGACGCCAGCCTGTCCGGCGACGCGCAGTCGATTCTGCGCAACGGCCGGGTGGGCCGCATCGACCGGCTGACCATCTACGGGTCGAACCTGGTCGAGCGCTTCGTCAACACCTCGGACAGCAACTCGATCTGCTGGAACGCGATCGCCGGCCACAAGCAGGGCCTGTCCTGGGCGGCGCAGTTCACCAAGACCGAGACGCTGCGCGCGGAGTCGACGTTCGGCGACTTCATCCGTGGCCTGTCGGTGTACGGCTACGAGGTGCTGAAGCCGGACTGCATCGTCCACGCCATCGCCAAGCGCGGCACCATCAGCCCGTAAGGGCCGGGGCCAAGCCGCCGTCCTGAGAGGGGCGGCGGCTTCTTCGAGGTCTTCCAGGAGAAACCGTCATGACCGACCGTACCAAGGGCTCCACCGCCGCGCTCGCAGCCACGGGTCTGAACAAGATCGTCGTGCTCGAGAACACCGTCGACTACGCCGCCAACCCGTCCACCGGCGGCGAGGTCTGCAACGTCCTCAACGTCCCCGCCGGCGTGTTCATCCTGATGGCGGGCGCCGAGACGCTCACCGTCGAGGGCGGCACTGCCGCCGGCACGCTGGGCGACGGCGACGATCCCGATGGCTTCCTCGCCACGCTCAACGGCAACTCGGCCGGGTACTACACCCGCGGGCTGACCCTGACCGAGGCCACGCCGAACACCGTCACCGGTTACTCGGCCGGCAAGTTCTACGCGGCGGCGGACACCATCGACCACGTCACCACCAACGCGCTGGACGCGGCGAAGATCCGCTACTTCGCCGTGGGCATCGACCTGTCGGGCCGCTGAGCCAGGACCCGACCCTGACCCGGGCCAGGTGATCCTGGCTCGGGTTTCCCGCAAGGAGACCGCCGCAATGAGCCACCCGAAGTTCCTGCGCCATGAGGGCAATGGCCGCATCTTCCAGTACACCCCGCTGCTGGCCAAGCGCCGGGACATGGTGCCGGTGCGCGACACCGACGAGCCCAAGGGCAAGGGCAAGGCGACGGCCGACCAGGCCGGCGACGAGGCGCCCGAGGACACCCTGCCGCCGGCCGGCGTCGACAAGGACATGATCCTGTCGATGGTCGACAAGGACACCCTGGAGCAGTTCGGCCGCGAGAACGGCGTCGAGCTCGACAAGCGCAAGGCCGTGAAGACCCTGCAGAACGAGCTGATCGCCCACTTCAAGCTGTGAACCGCACGTCCGCCACGCTGAAGCGCCCCCGGGTCTCCCTGGGGGTCGCTACCGCTGAGGACCTGGCCGCCATGGAGCAGGCCCGGGCCGGGCAGGCGGTGATCCGCGAGGCGGACCTGGAGCAGCTGCGCGCGATCGCCGCCGAACGCCGGATCGCGTTCCACCCCGCCACCCCGGCCGAGAAGATCCGGCGCCGACTGCTCGAGGACTGACCCATGCTCCAGGCGCTTCCAGTCATCACCAGGGCCGGCCGGATCCTCGCCGACCAGACCAATGTCCGCTGGACGACCGATGAGCTGGTCGGCTACGCCAAGGACGGGGTCCACCAGATCATCCTGGCGCGCCCGGATGCCTATCCCGTGACGCGCGCCTTCACGCTGACCGGCGGCAATACCAAGCAGGTGGTCGGCATGACCGCGGCGGCCGACGGTTTCGACATCGGCGCCGTTGGCTACAACCCGGCTATCCGCCTGCTGCGGGTGGTGCGCAACCTGGGCAGCGCTGGACTGCGCCCGATCCGCGAGGCCTCACGCGTCGCGATGGACACCGAGATTTCGACCTGGCACAACGTGCCGACGCCGGGCAGCGCCTACAGCGCGCAGCACTACACCTTCGACGACATCAGCCCGCACGTCTTCTACATCTACCCGTGCCCGCCGAGCACGCCGGCCTACCAGATCGAGATCGTCCACTCGGCGATCCCGGCCATGGGCGGCGCCAGCCTGGCCACGAGCATCGAGCTGGGCCTGCAGGACCACTACATCAACCCGCTGGTGGACTGGGTGCTGTACCGCGCCTTCTCCAAGGACGCCGAGTACGCCGGCAACGGCGAGCGGGCGGCCTTCCACCTGAACGCCTTCGTCCAGGCCCTGCAGCTGACCGAGCTGTCCGGCAAGAAGGCCTCGGCGCCGGCCGCGGCCACGCCGCTGCCGGTGGGCTCCAACTGGCGCCGGACGGGTGGCTGATGGCCCTGCTCTCCGAACTGCTGGACGACGTTCGGGGCGTCGCCTACGGCGCGCCTGACCCGATCCTGGTCCGGTCGCTGCGCCGGGCCGCGCAGGAGCTGTGCCAATACAGCCAGGCGTGGCGGGAGATGCTCCCGACGATCAACCTGCGCGCCGGGACCAGCCGGTACCAGCTGCTCGCGCCCGATGGTGCGCACGTCGAGCGCCTGGTCTGGGTGCGGGTGAACGGCGTCGAGGCCCGCTGCCAGATGCGACCGGACGAGCTGCTGCTGCAACGCCCGACCGAGGGCGTGCCGCGCGCCTGGGCGCAGGCGCCGGCGGATCAGGACCTGCTGCTGTGGCCGACCCCGCGGACAGCCGACGCCGGCTTGCCGGTCCAGGCCTTCGCCGTGCTGGCGCTAAACCCCGCTGGCGACACGCTACCCGACGGCCTGGTGCTCGAGT